CCATAAAACTGTCATTTTTTACAATTCTAATATTTCCCGAACCATCTTCAGCGTGTTCTGTTTGAAAATATGAAGATGTTGTAGTTACTCCGTAACTACTACCTGTATTAGAACTTGCTTTTACTTCTAATCTTGCATTATTTGCACTTGGATGAATATTATAAAATCTAAATATATATTTTTTATAAGTTGAATCTATTCCACTTGTAAAAGTAATAGTTGAATCACTAGATGCTGTTTGTTCTTCTAATAAAATTTCTGCACTAGCATTACCTAAAGGTGTGTTATATCTAATATTTTTATATGTTGTCATTATGCTATTCCGTACATTTTGAAAGTTCCTGATTGAATGTTTCCACTAGAAAAATCAAATATAATTTCATCTATTGCTCCTGTTAGATTAAAGTATCCTGCAATAAAATTATTATTAGAGTAATCATCTTTTTGATACATATTATTTACAGCCATAAAATTAGTTTGAAATGTTGTATCGGATGGATTAAATATCCATAAATTACCAGATATTGATTCATCGTTACCGTTCCCCACACCATTTTCACATAATTCTTGTTTTCCTGTTCCATTTGTTTGGTCTCCGGCAGGATTATAAAGAAGGTTAGTATCTGTGCCTCCTTCATCATTTTGTGCTCTATATATAGCAGTCTGCATTGATTCATTAAAACCACTTTCACCAGATGCATTACCTTGAAATCTAAATTCTACGTTATCTGTTGCAGGATGAGCTTCTATATATTCAAATATGTATATTCTGTATGTATTATCCATAACAACATCATTAGAACCATCTTTAAAATTAACATCAGAACTATCATCAGCAGTAACAGTTTTAAGTAAAGTTAATGCACCTTTTGAAGCACTAGGTATACTAAAATCATATTTAAGACTTGAATATGTTGCCATTATAATACTCCAAACATTTGTATTTTTCCACCTTGTATTTCACCACTAGAAAATTTAAATTGTACTTCATCTATAGCAGAGGTTGTATTTATATATCCTTGTCTAAAAGTTTGATAAGCTCCCTCACTATGCATATTTGCAATTGCACATGATATAAAGTGTTTAACAAAAGTTGTATCACTTGGATGAAAAATTTTTAACCAACCAGATACAGCTTCATCATTTGCATTACCTATACTGTCTGATATATTTTGAAAAGATGTTCCTTGAGCTTGGTCTCCCCCAGTAGCATAAGAAAGACCATAAACATCATCTTCTCTATGATAACTAAAAAAAGAAGTAGATGTTATTGTTTCATTATATCCACTACCACCAGAAGCATTAGCTTGAAATGAAAAAGATATATCATTACTTTCTGGATGAATATTAGTAAATATAAACAAATATTCTTTATAAGTAGAATCTATACTACTTGTAAAAGATGCAGTAGCATCAGAACCATCAGAAGTAAAAGTAGATAAAAGAAATAGTGAACCTGCATTTCCTCCATAATCTACATTATATTTAATATCGTGATAATTAGCCATATTACTTTTGGTTTAATAACCATCCTTGAGTTGAATCAACATAAATTAATTCAAATGCCGCTCTTTCGGTTGAAACTGTTAAGTTAGCACCAGAACCTTGTATGTTATGTGAATTTCTTCCAACAGTAATATTGTTTGTATCTGCTGTTGCTCCGTAATCTATTATGGCAACGGTATCACCTCTTGTAGCACTAGCAGGTAATGTCATAGTAATAGCACCACCAGAAGTATTTACAAAATATCCTCGACCCGCAACCATTGTTGTATTACCAGTAACAACAGCTTGCCAATCTAAAAATCCACCAGTATTTTCTGCCATTTTATCAGCAGTAATTGTTCCATCAGCCGGATTTATTGTTCCAACAGCTTTTGCTTGATGAACAACATAAATATTGTTTGTGCCGCTAGGAGGAGCACCAGTAAACGATAATGTTGTTCCAGAAACAGTGTATGCTGAGTTAGGATCTTGTCTTACATTTCCAACAAAAACTTCAATATCAAGTGTGCTATTTGGTGAAGAGTCTAATGTAAAATCAGTTGTACTGCCATCTCCATTAAATCTTTTACCTGCTAATGATTGAAATGCATTAGTTGTATCTAAGGGTGTTCCTACATATGACATTCTACGTTATCTCCATTATTGACAAAGCAATGTCAGCCGCACCAGTCGCTGTTAATGTCAGCGTATCTGTTGTCTCCATTACTACCTTATTGCCCGAAAGCAGTTCCAGAGAGCCGC